TCAGGACATCATTGACCTGTTGGATAAGTCTGCTAACGCCAAGTGGGTCAAAGAATATAAACGTACCTTTGAATTCAAATTACTAAAAGTATTAGGAGACAACGGTGTTAGGGTCGGATCATTCAAAGCACTAGAACTATGTGCGGGGGAAAGTAAGATTAGATCTCACCTGCCTGCCGATGTGCTTAACAACATTCCTAAAATGATCAAGGATGGTGACCCCAGTGAGACAGATATAGAACTGGCACACGACCTGTGGTGGAAACTGGCAGAGGTGTATTATAATGATGCTATCGATTACTGGACCGCACCTAAACACTCATCAGGTATTGTTGGAATTGCTTCCCTCATCTGTCAAATCATGCTTCGTAAACTCAGCGCAGATAAAAAGTTGATTAGTTTCCGTGATGTGGTTGAAGAGTTTGTTATGCGTGAGGTCGTCTACTATAAGTTTGCTGCCCCTGGTGGCATCCCAAATTTCTACATGGAAAATCATCTTAAGAACAACCTAAAACCAAATGATGATTATTACCTAAGAGAGAAGTCATCCATCGGTAACCCATACCGTGACAAAGTTGGAGTCCAACCATGAGCAAGAACACTCACCTCGAACACCTTGAGGACGACATCTTCAATAATGGATATGCTGGTGCTGTCAATGCCATCAACTTCCTATCATCCCTTCGTGACATGCTGACCACTGGTAAAGGTGGTACACAAACAAAGGTTACTGTTAAGTGGGATGGTGCACCTGCTATCTTCTGTGGTACTGACCCTGAGGTTGGTGCATTCTTTGTAGGTACAAAGTCTGTGTTTGCTAAGGGTGAACCAAAGATCTGCTATACACATGAGGATATTGATACATGGTATGGTGATCACCCTATCAAAAGCAAACTACACAAGTGCTTGACTCACTTGTCTAAGTTGCCTATTCAGGGTGTGATTCAAGGTGACCTTCTCTATACTGAGACACCACCACTGGTTACCATGGGTGGCAAGAAGTGCTATAAGTTCCGTCCTAACACCATCACATACTGTGTAGAGAAAGCAACAGGTATGGGTGCTAAGGTTGCACGTAGCAATTTGGGTATCGTATTCCATACAAAATACAATGGAGCAACGATGGCAGACATGTCTGCTTCCTTTGGTGTTGATGTTAGTGGTCTTCAGGGTGTTGCTGATGTAGCAGTCTTCTCTGCTGAGTTCCAGAACGTCAATGGAAAGGCAAACCTTACACCAACTGAACTTGTCAAGATCAACAACAGCATCAGGATTGCAAAGCAAAACCTCCTTACAGGTAAGAACTTCCTGAATGCTATTGGTGGTGGTACTAAATCATTTGATTATGCTGCTGTGTTTAAGATCTACTTTAATGATGTGATTCGTCGTGGTGTTATTCCTAGCAGTGCACAATCCATGACAGCAGGGTTTGTTAAGTTCTTAGCAAACAGATATGACAAGGAAATCTCTAAGAAAAAGACAGAGAAATCCAAGAAAGATTGGGAGAAGAAAAAGGCAGACGCCATAAATTACCTAAATACTAACAAGAGTGTAATTTATGCATCACTTTCTGGTTTCAAAAACCTGATGAATGCTAAGGAGCAGATCATCAATCGCCTGAAACGTATTGAAGGTGTTGGTACTTTTTTAGAAGATGAAAATGGTTATCGTGTTACAAGTCCTGAAGGTTTCGTTGCCATCAAGGACGGAGGAGCGGTAAAATTAGTTGACAGACTTGAGTTCTCTCGCGCCAACTTCACTGTAGCAAAAGACTGGGGATGAAATTTAAGAAGTTCTTGATGGAAGCAGCAGCATCCGCTGCCAAAGCAACCACTAAAAAGAAAACTGAACAACCACAAGACAAGCACGTTGCTATCACCTTTGGTAGGTTCAACCCACCTCATGCTGGGCATGGTAAACTGCTCGATGCTGTGAAGAATCATAGTGGCGACTCTGGCAACTATCGTATCTACCCATCACGCAGTCAGGATCATAAAAAGAATCCTCTGTCTGCACATGAGAAGGTTGGATTCATGCGTCAGATGTTCCCTGACCATGACAAGGCAATTCAAAACAATGAAGCACACAAGAATATTTTTGACATCATGCGTGACCTCAACGATGAGGGACACGAGCATGTCACCATGGTTGTTGGCGATGACCGTGTAAAAGAATTTGAAAAACTACTAAACAAATACAACGGCAATCACTACAACTTCAAAAGTATCAATATTAAATCTGCTGGTGCTCGTAAGGATGACTCTGATGATCCTATCGAGAACTTGAGTGCAAGCAAGATGCGTGATCATACATCTAAGGATGATCATGAATCATTCCATGCTGGCATGACAAAGCACATGACACCTAAGCACAGCATGGCATTGATGCAGGCAGTCAAGGCAGGTATGACACCACCTCCTAAGGCAAAGAAAGGTGCCAAAGCAAAAGCATCAACGGTTCACGAATCCGTCTGGGAGTATGCACCTAAACTGGACTTTGCATCCTTCCGTGACTGGTATATGCTTGACCACATCTTTAAGGTGGGTGCAATCGTAGAGCATGACGACACTGGTATCACTGGTAAAGTCGTACATCGTGGTCCTAACTACATCATCATGGAAGATGGTCTCGGTGGTGAACATCGTGCTTGGTTGCAGCATGTCACTGAGGTAAACGATCAATCCAACCAGTCTGCTGATGATGGCAGCGGAAATGACTGGAAAATTGGAACTGATACATATAGAATGGCGGTTCAGAACATGACTCCTGGACAAAATGTCATTAAATTCAGCGAGTTTAAGAAGAATCAAAAGTCTGTCAAGACTAAATAGTACATATTAACCGACACGTATAACCATGTCCCGTGATATTCGTATCTCAGCAGCAATGATGGGTTACTCTGCCTATGAGCAGAGACAAATCCTCAACCATGCTGAAGCAGGAACCACACCAGATAGCAAACGCCTTAGAGAAGGTGTTGAGAAAGTCCTCCCAATCCTCAATGAGGAAGAGGAAGTTGTGCTGGAAGGGTACGCTGGTTTCCCTGTAGAGAAGGAAGCAATTATGTCCAAGAAGGGCGATGACCGTAACGTCGGTCGCGTCATTCAGATGGGTGGGTCACAGATGTTGATCACTGGTCGCAGATCAGATGGTCGTTACAGTGTGATGAATAAGGATGGCGGTAAGACCGCTAAGGATCCTGCTGATCTCGGAGTCGTTACCAAGGAGTCGGTCGTTGGTATTGACGCTGAGGAGATCATCGAAGGACTGAAGCAAGCACGTAAGAACGTTGGTGCAAGCAAGTGCTGGGACGGTTACAAAGCAAAGGGCACAAAGACTAAGGGTGGCAAACAAGTCCCCAACTGTGTCAAGGAAGAAGAGGTTGAACAGGTTGAAGAAGAGAAGAAAGGTCTCTATGCCAACATCCACGCTAAACGTGCGCGTGGCGAACGTCCTGCTAGACCTGGTGAAAAAGATTATCCCGCAAAGGATGCTTTCAAGAAAGCAGCGAAAACTGCGAAGGAAGATTTTGATCTGGATTCGTTCATCAACTTTGACGACGATGAGATCGATCAACTTTCGTTTGAAGAACTTGAAATCATCTGCGAAGAAGTGTTCACGGAGTTGGAGGCAGAAGGACTCCTTAGTGAAGCACTTCAAGCGGTAGAAGGTATGACCCTCCTCAGTGAGGATTACTACGACAGTGCCGTTAAGGCATCTAAAGCAGCAAGCAAAACCCCCGCTGCTAAAGCAGGTCGTGCTAATCTTCGCAAAGAGAAGGTCAAGGCGGCAGTTAAGTCTGCTGCTGCAAAAGTCGGTGGTGCCGCTGGCACTGTCGCAGGCAAGGCAGTCAACGCTGGTGAGAAAGCCATCGGTGCTGCTAAGTCAGGTGCCAAAGCAGTTGGTTCTGCTGCCAAGAAGGCAGGGTCCGCTGTGAAGGGTGCTGGTTCCGCTGTTAAGAGTGGTGCCAAGAAAGTCGCCCGTGGTGCAGGAGAGGTTGCAGGTAGTGCTGCTGGTGGTTTTGCCGCTGGTTATGCTGCTGCACGTAACAAAGGTAAGTCCTCTAGTGGTGGTTCATCTACCAGTGGTGGTTCTAAATCCTATGGTTCCTCTTCTAGTTCCAGCTCCAGTTCCACAAGTGGTTCTTCTGCTGGTTCTGCCAAACCCCGCACTCGTTTGAGAGACCGCATTAAGTCTGGTCTTAAGAAGGCAATCGGTGGTGCTGCCCGTGCAGTGTCCCGTGGTTCTCGTAACGTTGCACGTAGAATGGGTGAATCCTATTCTTGGCGTAACGCTATGCAATACGAGGGCGTTAAAACTGGAGAATCAAATGACTCTAAATAACAAGCAACCCTCAAAAAAGAAGGGTAACGTTATCTTGAACCCTAAAAAGGAAGATCTCATGCAAGAAAAACTAGATCCCGTAGGTCGCGAAGACAGCGACATTGATAATGACGGGAAAAAGAATACAAAATCAGATCGTTATTTGCTGAACCGCCGCAAGGTACGTGGCAAGGTCATCAAGATGAGAGAGGATGCTCTTGATGAACTTCGCAAGCGTCGCACTCAGAAACCTCAAGGCGAAGGTGCAGTCGATAACACCCCAGAAGAAGTAGACGAGGCAGCATGTGCTCCTGCAAAATCTCAGGTAGACGATAAGGAAGCCAAGGAGAAGTCAAAGGAACGCATGAAGCAAAAGATGATGCAGATGACTCGTGACTTTGATGCTGCCCGCATGGGCAAGAGGGCAAAGTGAGACCGCTCTCTGAACTGTCTTCAAAATACCTTACTGACCCTAAGGCAATGAAGCGGTTAGCAAAGCAAGAAAAAGAAAACAAAGAACGTGACGCTCGCATGAAATATGGCAAGCGTTACAAAGACTTCATCAGTGACAAGGGAAAGAAGTCTGAAACAACTACTAGATCTAAGAAAGGCATCCGCGCATTACATAAAGGTAAGTGGGGATATATGAAGGATCGAAAGTTTACTCCCGACTGACGCTATATAGAGTAGAACCATTTGAGGTCGAATTATGTTAGGATTTCTACTCCCACTAGCGTCGAAGATCATTACCGATGCCGTAGCAAAGATCCCCGAGAACGAAGAACTCGGTGAGAAGTTGATCGATATTTGTCTGGTCATTCTTGGTAAAGCAGTCAAGCTGACCAAGACTGATATGGATGACAAACTCCTTGAGACTGTTAAGTCTGCTATTGCAGCACGAGAAGAATGATCCTGAGGGAGGGCAACCTCCCTTTTTTATAAATAAGTAATAGGAACAATCTTCAATCACAGGGAGAACAATGGCTGTATTTGGAAAAATTGATGCCGCAACCTTCGCAAACAATGTAGCGGTCACCAATGGTGACGCCACTGTTACTAAGAACGCTGCGGATACTGTCGTCGTAGGCGACATTCTAGAACTCGCTAGTGTTGCTTACATCGTTAAGCAGGTAACTAGCACAACTGCAATCGAATTGCACAAAGCATATGCAGGTAGCACTAATGCTGCTCTGTCTGGTGCCGTTCGCAGAACTGCTCCTAAGGCAGTTGCAGAATTCGTAGTCAAGGGTGGCGACTCTCGCTCTCGTGACCTCGTATTCGTAGACACAACTGAGATGTTGCTTGCAGAGAACAAGTCTCGCGGCATTTCTGGTCCTGGTTGGTGGCTCTATGAGACCTACCAAACCGCTGCTGGTGACACACGTCACAAAGCAGAATGTATTGCATTCGTACACGCTGCTGCTGGTACATCTGGTGACGACAGTGATGACGCTGTGGTTGCTGATGTTGCATCTGCTGTGACAATCGGTACACAACCTGCTAACAGCACATCCTCCTCTGGTGCTGGAACCTTTACTCTTAGCACATCCACAACAGGAACACCTGGCACTCTCACCTATCAGTGGCAGCGTCAGAAGGCATCTGGTTCTAGATGGACCAATGTCAGTGCTTCCCTTGACACAGGTATCACATATGCAGACTTCACGACCGCAACTCTTGCTTACAGTGGTCTCGCTGGCGCTACTCTGGACGGCTATAAGTATAGAGTCAAGATTAACTCCACAGGTGGTACAGAAGAAGTAGTCTCCAACGGTGCTGCAACTCTGACCTTCGGTAGTTAATAGTTAATTGTCTTTGTAATGTTTTTTGATGAACTCACTGAATCCAATCATGTCCTATTTGCTATAAAACACTACGAGAACCCTCAGTCGGTTACTGTAGATGATTTTATGGAGGACATGAAAAAGTTCAAATACCTCAAGAGATTATTCAAGAGGTATTTGAACTCTGATGTGTTAAGGGTCAATCTGATTCTTAACCACCTGATTATTCTGTTCAATGTATTTGGTGAAGGTACCATACCTTTGCTGATGTATAAACTAGAACATGAATACTGGTCAATACTTAAAACGTTTTTGATCTACTTGAATAGGTATCCTGAGATTGATAGCGGTATTCTATCTAAGGTACCTGTCGATCCTAAAGTAAAATCTATTCTTGCTGAACTGTGATCAACGAAGACGCCCCAACAATGAGTGCTGGTACTGGTGGATTTAGCGGAAGCGCCGCTGCCACTGGACCTGTTGCGGGTTTCGATCCTATGCTTGGCAAGGGTAAGAAGGTAAAGAAGAGAAAGTATAAACCCAAAGGTCACGTTGTTACCAACGTGGGTATCGGTGAGAGTATGTCATACTTCCCGTACCGCGTACAATACGACGACTCACAAGATTACATCCTGTATGGTAAGTCTGAGGCGGAGATCAAGATAGAACTCCGTAAGGCATATCGTCCTGAGATGTTCAAGAAGATTACTGTCACCAGACTGTACCCCAACGAAGTGGTCAAGTTTTATTATAATAAGAGGATGGCAGCACTCAGAGGAGAATAATGTCTGACATCAATACTGCTATTATTGAAAGACTCGAACGAGTAGTTGATTCTTTACAGGAGAACTCTGTAAAGATGGGTCAACTCTTAGCAGTTCATAACGAAAAATTAGATAAGCAAGATCAGATCGATCAAGTATTGTTTGAGAAGATTGATAGGTTGCATTCCGATCTCAATCGCGATACAGAACAAATAAAAAAGGGGTGTGAGCGTGACATCAGACTCATCGATGACCGTCTTAGACAGATGGAAAAGAAAATGTGGTCTATTTTTGGTGCTCTTACTGTTGTATCTTTCCTCGTGTCTGCACCA